TACACCTTTTAAGAATCCCATACCGGGAATTTTTGCCAATACGCCTAAAAACTTTGATAAACCACCAACCATGTATCCAATAGCGGCAACAACTACTCCAAGACCTGTAGCCATGGCTTTACGGAATCCTTCAAAAGTATTCCATGTTTTTACAAACGCTATACCTAATGCCGTAACGCCAATGACAATCCAAGTAAACGGATTAATACCAGCAATAATTGCGCTAATAATTGCCATGCCTTTTAAATAAGTTGTTACAACTAAAATAATACCGCCATAAATTTTTAATGCGTCGCTATTTTTAGATATCCATTCAGCGGCATTAACAAGTATGCCAGCAAATTTAGTAAGGTATGGCAAAAGTGGCATGATTGCCATTTCAACAAAATCTTCAAATCGTTCTTTTAGTACCAACATTCTGCCAGCAAATGTGTCGGTATATTTAAGTGCACTACCACCAATTTTCTTATTTAATTCATCAAATGCTTTAGCAATAGCCTCATTCTTAGGCAAAGTTTGATCAAGCGTAATGCCGTAAGCCATAAACGCTTTCATGTTACCTTGCGTAGCACGAGCCATAGCGGTAGCGGCAGCGGCTAAAGGTATTTGTTTATCTCTAGCATAATCAGCCGTAACGCCCATTAATTTTTGTGCTTGTGCAACGCTACCTGTAGAAGTAACAAGCGTACTCATTGCACCAATGGCATCTTCACCAGCAAATCCAAGTTTAGAAAATGAATTTGCGTAATCTAAAACTGCACCAGAATCGCGTTGGGCTGTTTCTCCAATATTTGTAAGCACATTATTTAAGCGATTTGTTTGGACTTCAACATCAATTGCGCCTTGTCGAATGTCACCCAAAGCATTGCTTAATGCAATAATTCCGCCCGTAGCAATTAAACCACCCGCCAAAGTTTTAAAAGTTGCGCCAAGTCCTGCCATGCGACTTTTAGTAACTTGTGCTTTTGCGCTAAGTTGATCAAGTCCTGCGCTTACTTTAGCCACGCCAACAGTCGCACCAGAAGCATCAACAATGACTTTGATATTTAATGGTGGAATTTCTGCCATTATTTAACTCCTAGGTGTTTGCGTAGAATACGGGCTACTAAATTTGTTCTTGAAAATTCCTCTAATGCTGGTTGCAGGTAAGGAAACTTTTCGTTGTTCTGCCAAGATGGTGGGTTGTAAGGCGCACCCATTTCAACGGCTCTTGCATAGATCATATCTGCGCCAACAATTGCGGTGTATTTAGCAAACCCTATTCTCTGATGTTGTCCTCTAATACTGCGGCGTAAATTACCTGTACGGTTCATAGGTGGTTGTCCTGTTATGGCTTTTTCACCTTTTGGTCTTTCGCCTTTAATTTGGCGCTTACCAAATCCTTCTAAGGCTTGTGATATTTCCAATGTTGCATTACCAACACGCATATCAAGACCGCGCAAATAGGCTTGCAATGCTGCTTCAACCTGTGGCAGATTGTCGCTCATTTTCAACCTCTATTTCTAATTGCGCCATGGCTATTAACCAATGTGTCATATGCGCTGGCTGTTCGTTAAACTCGTTTATAGTCCAACCAAATTGCTTTGCACATATGTAATACAAAAATTGTTCGTCTGGATATTCCAAATCATCAGACCGCGAACTTCCCAACCAAAGGTCTTTTAGTCGTTGGAGTTTGCGGTACTCGCTTTTGGGTCGTTCTTTCCCTCGCTTGTAAAATTAGGAAACAAATAATTAGCGGCTTCATCTACTTCACCGGCAAGAAAGTCATAGTCCATAGGAGTTAATTCTCCTAAAGATGCAATTCTTACATTTGGTGGAATAAGGTCAAACGACCATTCAAGTACACATACAGAAATTAGACCTTCTATAATTGCCATAGATTGTGCAACTTCGTTATCTGTATTTCCCGCGTGTTCCATAACTTTATTGCGGTCTTTCATTAACAAGGTTTTTGGATCGCGTAATTTAACTGTTGCGCCACTAGGTAGCGTGATTTCTTTGGACATGGTTCCTTCCATCTGCCTTCTCGATTTTTAGGTTGAACTGGGGTAGGGGAAGGCGTCCTACCCCAGCCAACATTATCTCAGGTTACTGGTAAGTACCTGAAGGTTTAGCGTTTTGTAGTTGCCATTTAATATTGCCAAATCCACCTGTTGAACCTGTATCGGTGGTATTACCTTGTGCATTTAGATTAATTTCAATTTCAACATAATCTTTTGAGCGATCAATCATTGCAGCAACATATGCGCCTTTGGTAATTGTTGCTTGGATTTGTGTGGCTGTTGCACCCGCACCTTGCGCCCAGTTAATAACAATTGCTGGTTGTGTGTTTGTAAGGTAACGAGTTAATTCGTCATTGTTTTCCATAACAAAGCGAATTGTACCCTTGGTTTCCAACGCACCCAAAAATACTTGGTAAGGATTTTGTGTATTTTGGATTCCAAAAATAGGTGTTACAGGTCGTGTCATGTCAATTGAACCATCAACAGAATTAGACACAGTTGTGCCACCAATTGACACAGTGCCAATCCATGTAGGAATTGGCAAAACGGCTGAAAATGATGGCGTTGGTGTAGATGCTGATTGTGATAGCCAACCTGTTCCCTTGGCATCATAATCAAGCAATCCGTCTGATGTAAATTTTAGGCTAAGGTCATGAATTTGGATGCCAGCGTATGCGCGAACATTTGCAGCATAGAAATCTGTTAGCGTAAATGATGTTGGTTGTGCGTCTGCGCCTACGGCAGTAGCATTTTTAATGCTAATTGCATGCGTATATGGCGCGGATGCGCCTGTTGTGGTAACGCTACCAAGCAAACCACCTAGCGAATACCCAAATGTATCCGCAAATACTGGACCGCCAAAATCAAATGTAGAATTTGAGCGACCCGGAATATAGTTGTAGTTTTTAATAAGCGATCCGCGTAGACCCTCATCATATAATTCGCCAATAACATCTACTGGCTTTAACTTTGATGCTAATACTGGAATAAAATCTGTTGGTGCTACGGCTGTACCTTTTGTGACTTCCTTAGCAATACCCAGATAACTTCTTACGGAATTTTGTACTGACATTGATTCACTCTCCTACTGTTGGGGCTGGTGTTGCCTTGGTTGTCTTGGTGCTGGATACATTGTGTGCGCTAAAATTATCAGGCGCATCAAATTCGTCTCCCTTTGTAACTGTAATGCCTAGCGTTGGGAAGATGCGTGTATCCTCACCAATGTAGGTGTATTTTGCCATGCTGTCTCCTTACGCTTGAATCATTTGGGTTACAATAAATCTAACTGTTGCCCATGTTTCGGTGGATGTTCCTTTTTGGGATAAAGGCTCGCCATAAGTCACATCTATAACTGCTTCTGCGGCTTGCCAAATTTGTACGCCTGACTTATCGCCTAAGCGGTGATCGCCTTGGCGTAAAATTTCTTTCAAATCATCAATAATTATGTCCAAATCAGCCATGGCATCTTCGGCGTTGCGTTCTAAACTGTGATGAAATAATTGCAATGCTATTGCGTAATCAATACGCTTCCAACCATTACTTACACCACCATTGGCTATGCGTGATTCGGTTTCATTTTCAATAAAAATAACTGCGGCACAGCGATTTAATTGGCTTGGCAACGCATTTACTTGAAAATCAATACGCTTAGGAAATGAAGTAAAAACTTGGTTAATACCGGGAATTGTAGGTGGGGTTAGGTAATTAGCAAGAACTTGCCGTACTTGTTGGCGACCTACTACTGATCTAACCTCACCCATTAACGAACTCGTCTGTAAGGTTGTAACAATTGCATAGCAAGAGCAATTTCTTCACCAACTTTATCTGAATTAGGCAATGATGTGCCCGGGCTGGTTGTTACTTGCATTGTCATAGAACTATCACCACGGGTCTTTAAAAATGATGTGGTTACTAGAATACATGCTTGTTTAACGGCAGGTGGTAATGCGCTAATAGACACGCTTGCTAAGTGCGTATAAACCAATGGTCGTGTAATAGGTACTGTTACAGAACCAAAA